ATCCAACAGGAAAGGGGTTGCGGAGTAACGCCAGAGCGCACAGCGGTCCACCTTGGGGTGGGCCGTTCGTGTTTTAGCGCCGTACCACCGGACCAAAGACTTCCCACCCCAGGACGCCAACGAGCAGCCAGAGGACCATGTAGGCCCCGGCGCGGCGTATCCAAAGCGGCTGCGTGGCATCGTAGTTCGACCACAAGCCAAACAAAATGGCGATCACATACACAACCCAGAACAAGATCCCAAGCGGCATAATGCACCTCGCCCCTATTTGATACCGATGCGGAAGGGTTTGTCTGAGCAAAAAGAAACGCCCCCAGGGCAGGAACCGCTGATGGGGGCGTTTTAGTGTGTGCGGGGTTGCTCCCAAAGAAGGGTGTCGAAGCCAGCCGGGAGCGGGGTTGCAGGCCACCCCGCACTTGCATTATCTCAGTTTCGATGCTACATTTCAAGAGTCGAAGCTAGCTACATGCAAATAAACACGACAATTCGTTGCTTTCCGTCATGTTTTTCGCAAACGTGCGCCTCGGCCGCGTTCCGGCATGGTGACTTCCTCCCCGGAAAATCTGGCGCGTACAGGAGCGAGATGCCGGGTCCAGACCACACAAGCATTGCCGGTCGTCTTTCGGGGTTAATGGCCTGAGAGCGGTCAGACCGGCATGGCGCCCGGTCGATTGTCGAAGTTCCGAAATCCAGCTTCCGGCAATGGTGCCGGTTTCCTCCGGGCAACGCGCAGGTAGTCGATCCTGCAAAGGGCAATGCGTCCCGGTCCTAATGGGATATTCAAAAGCGGGAGTATAAGGAACAGAGAGCCCGGCCAGAACAGCAGACCCTTCCCTTATCCTTATGGGAATTGCCCCCGGTGTGTCTGCCAACTGATTTTTCTTGACACCGTTTCGGGAATCCCTTAGAGTGGGTTGTGTGGGACCGCAGCGCAAGCTGAGATAAGGGATGGACTGGTGAGCCACCCTGAAAACCCCGGTCCCGCACAAGTCACAAGTGTAATATCGCACCAAATTCTATGGCCGAAAAAACCATATCCCGGCAGAGAGCATGGCAGATGAGACGTGTTGCCGAAGGTATGTGCGGATACTGTTCCAGCAAGAAGCCTTTGGTTCCAGGGACGGAGCGGTGCAAGAAATGCACGGCAACGAACCGGAAGAAAGCCAAGGCGCGATACCGGAAGCGCGTACCATCTTGACATGTTGTGCTAATCTTGTGAGCAATGGTGGACGAGTGGAGCGGCGGTCGGATGAAGGCCTTGCGGAAGCGGGCCAGGCTCACGCAGAAAGCTGCGATGGAAATGTCGGGAGTCCACTACAACACCATCGTCTACCTTGAACGCGGCCATCACCGCCCCCAGAACGGAACCCTTCAAAAACTGCTCAACCTCTACGCCGCCCGCATTCGCTACTGGAAGCAGATGGATGAGGAGTTGAAGCCCATTGTCCTCGGAGGAGGAAACCATGCCCAAGGAACGGTCAATCCCGAAACGCCTGAGTGGAAGCGAAGCTCTGGACTCAATCATGCACAAGGTCTACGAACGCCTCCGGGTTCACGGCCACTTTCACAGCCACAAGGCGTACCAGGGGTACAGGGCGCGGGTAACGGTGGAGTTCGCCCCGGCAATGTCGTTCTCTCCGGCGCTCCAAGACGACTTCGTGATTGACTTCGGTCTGGACTTGCTTCCTGAAGGAACCGAAGTCGGGCCGGAGATCAAGGAAACCATCGACATCCCCGTGGCGCCGCCGAACCAGGTGCGGGAAGAGTGCGGCATGGACTTGCCGGTACAGGTCGAGGAAAACGGGGTTCCGGCGGAGCGGTGGGTCAAGCCATCGCAGTACAAGGGCAGGCTCAAGCCGAACGGGAAGAAGCCGCGTGTGGCGAACATGGGCGTGCCCACGGCGCCGGGAGTGAGTCCGGTAACCGAGGAATTGACTGAGGAATTTGGCATCCAGGAGAGGGCGCAATGAAGGCGAACATCTACGACGAACTGACCTACGAAGGCACGGTGAATAGAATCCGAGACGGGGTTTCCTTGTCTGAACATCAAAAAGCGGTCATGGCAAAGTGCGGACTTACCATCGAAGACTTTAAGAACCAGAAGTCTATCGAAGAGCGATGCGCCATCGTCAACGCACATCGGATGTTTGAGCGTCTCAAGACCAATGCCCCGGCCAACTAAATTCCGGCCAAAGCGTGACCATTCCACCCAGGCTGCACGGGCGAAGGCTCTCACTCGTCTCGAAAACCTTTGGAAGCAGGAAAACGACGATGGCAAGTGGGAGCCGGAGTCAGAACCGATTGTCACGCCGATGCTGCGCTCGGTTGACGGCGGAGTAGAGCACTGCATCCAAGCTCTCCGCGCTCACGACGACGAGGACGCAAGATCATTCATTGAGGTGTGGGACAGATGCACGATGACAGACAGGAAGCACCTAAGCGTGGAAGAGATTGCCCATGCAGCCGGTGTAGGTTCATTGCGGCTAGCGGAAGTGTGCCAGTCCGCGCTGTTCCTCTATGGCAACATGCAGACTCAGATGATGCTCTCGGCGGGCCTGCCGCAGATCGTGGCCACGTCGATCAAGCAAGCGAAGAGGCCAAAGGGCTACGCCGACCGTGAGTGGATGCTGAAAGCGGGCAAGATTCTTCCCATCCCGAAGGGTTCTCAGACGGCCATCCAGATCAACGCGGGTGAGGCGCGGGAAGAAAAGGAATCCGAGGGAGGGCACGAGTGGAAGTATCCCGAGGACCGCACCAAGGCAATCATGGCCGTCATCAACCCCAAGCAGCTTGAGTCGGGAACGTTGTCCACGGACCATCCCCGGCATTTCAACCAGAACACTCCAATTGTGTTTGAGAGGTAAGCCATTTTCTCGAAACGCCTCGCTACCGAGCAGCTTTCCAGGCTTTCGGAGGCGTCCGCCCAATCGGAGACGGGCCTGTGGATTCCCGAGTACCACTCCCTCTCGCAAATCGACTCGTTCAACTCCCACTTCAAGGTAATCGCTGAAAGAGCGGAACGGGATGGAACCGATGTAGAGGACAGTCTCGGCCCGGATGAGCTGGCATGGATCTCGAACGAGTACAACATCTGCTGGTGCGATGATCGCTACTGGCTTGAGTCCTATGCCTACATCAACGCAGATGGAACTCTCCAGAGATTCGAGCCGAGAGCTTCCCAATCGATGCTTCTGGATACATGGGCCGAACGTGAAGAAGCTGGCAGGGCCATTGAGCAGCAATGGTTGAAAAGCCGTCAGCAGGGATTCTCTACAATCGCCGAGCTTGCCATCGCCAAGAAGTTGAACTTCGGTGTCGGCATCAAAGCCGCGATTGCTTCCTACGATCAGGACGCCTGCGAGCGCATGGGTGGCATGTGGGAGCTTGCCTTCAATGAGATGCCTTCGTGGATGAAGGCGAATCCAACTACGGACCGCGCGGCGTCGGTAAAAGCGTTTGGCGCAACGAACTGCCGTCTGACGTTCTACTCCGGCAAGAAAGCGGCCGGCATCGCTCGCGGCGACACGCCGTCGGTTATTCACATTTCCGAGGTCAGTATTTTCCCCGACGCATCGGGCGTGATTGAGAAGTCCCTGTTTCAAGCTGTTCACCCGTCCCCGAACACGTTCATGGTTCTGGAATCGACAGGGAACGGAAACACGGACTGGTGGGCAAAGACATGGTATTCAAGCCGGGATTACTGGGCGTCTGGAGGAGCTAGGTTGCAGCCGATATTCTGCCCTTGGTATGTCGCTGTAGACATCTTCCCGACGCCAACGTGGAGAGAGGACCACCCGGTTCCTGCGGGTTGGACGCCGACGCTGGTTGAGACGCGAAGGATGGTATCGAAGGCTGCGGAGTTTGTTCACCAGACGCCACTGCTCAGGAAGTACATGGGCGACGACTGGAGGATGCCGGACTTCCAAGCCTACTACTGGGAGCAGAGCTTCCTTGAGGCGCGGCGCAAGGGCGAAGAAAACTCTTGGCTACAGGAGATGCCGAACGACGATATTGAGGCTCTGAGGCCCAAGAAAGACCTCGTATTCAACCTGATGGAAGTCTCAAAGCAGGATGACGCGCGGGCTCCGTACTCGTGCTGGTCGATCATCGGTGAGCAGGTACAGGAGGGGTATCACCCCGACCCGGCAGACATCGACTACGACGCCGAACGGTTCCGCGTGTTCTATGACGGCAACATCACTGATCTGCGCGGCAGGATGGCAAAGACGTTCTGGTGGGAGATGGTTCCTTTGCGCCAGCCGAAGGAGTCGGGCATCGACCTGTTCGACGCGGAGCGAAAGTTGCTCATCTTCAAGTGGCCGGAAGCGGGGTACATCTACGGAATCGGCGTGGATAATTCAGGCGGGACGGGCAAGGATGGCACGTACATCTCCGTCAATGCGAAGTCGATTTACTCGGTTGAGCCGGACTTTCAGGCGGCGTGCTTCTGGACGAACCGCGTTGACCCTTCGCTGGTTCACCCCTACATCATGGCTCTGGTGTCGCTGTACAAGTCGGAGATGCCGCCGGGGAATGAGCCGCTGGTTGGGATCGAGCAGGTGTTTGGCTTGGGCGACACGCCGCAGATTCAGATGCTCTCGATGGGTTTCAACAAGAGGAACCTGTATCACTTCTCCCGGCTTGACGGCATGAATCCCGAGGCTGACAAGAGGAAGTCGAAGCGGCTAGGCTGGTACACAACGGAGTGGAGCCGCAACTTCATGCTGTCGATGTACAAGACGGCGGTGGAGAACCACTGGCGCAAAGTGAACGACCCGTTCCTGTTAAAGCATGAGATCCCGGCATTCCAGATTGACAAGACGGACGGCGGACGGACGCGGTGGGACCATCAAGACGGCAAGCGCGATGATCGCATCTTCGGCGACGGAATCAGCTACGTCATTTTGAACGATACCGAGTCCATGGCTAGGCGCGTGCAAGCAAAATTTGAAGGCGAAGAGGAGGAATTGGAGATAGACTACGGGTATCCCGTGGGTATCAACTCCTCACTGGAGCAGATGATGGGAGCGGAACTGTGAGCCTGATAATCCTACCCGGCGAGCGCAAAGACGACTGGGCCTTCGAGAACGGCAAGGAAGTTATCTGGTACGACCAGAACCCCGCCACGGGGCATGTGGTGATGACTTCGCCGATGACTCCGCACCGGATCGGTTACAACCGCCACAAGACGAATCAGCCAAAGGAAATGGACCGCGTGTTCCGCAAGTTGCACGAGCAGGAGCGCGAAGCCAACGAGAAGCTGATCGAGAAGATTTGGGCGCGGGGCCGGGCGCACTACGAGGCTCTGCGAGGCAGGCTCATGCAGCGGCTTACGGCCTCCGGCGTCAAGGAGTGGGAGAAGGCGTTCATCCGCGAAGCGTTGCAGCGGATGGCGGACCGCGACCACGCGAATCAGCAGAACACGCGGTACGGCGTCAGTTCGATGGAAGATGCGCCCGCTCCGCTTCCGGCAGCAAGAACGAAGGTGAACTAAGTGGAACAAGAGACGAGCTGGCAATGCCCAAATTACGAATCAGCAGACGACGTAAAGCATGGCTTCGTCAAGCGGTGCATCGACCAAGGCATCACATGGTATCGGGAGAGTAACCGCTCCACCAGCCTGACACGGGCGATGGACATTCTCGCGGGCAAGACGGGCGGCAAGGTCTCTACCAAGTGGGCCAACTTCACTACCGGCGACCTCAAGCGCGGCGTACTGGAGATTGTTGAGGCGCTCTCCGACATCCGGCCCTACTGGGGCTACTCGACCGAGAACAAGGCGTTTCTTGCCGAGTGCAACATGATGTCCAAGGTGGCTAAGTCGATCTACATGGAATCGTTTGTGGATCGCGCCATCAAGGATGCACTGCAATTCGCTGCCATCTCCGGCGCCGGGTTCATCTACCCGTTTTACTCGCGGTCGAAGTTTGGCATGGGCGATGGCGAGTTCGTGTTCATGGCGCTGGGACAGCCGGACGTGCTGCCAATTCAGTTGCCGCGGGGCCGGAACTACCAGAACGCCTACATCGTGACTCTGGTTGTCCAGACGGGCATTGCTGAGGCCCATGCAAGGTTCCCGGAGTTCCAATCGAAGCTCAAGCCTTTCGGGGAGAAGACCTATGCCCGGACGCCTTCCGGGAACAATGAACGCTCCTACGACCGCAACCGCTGGCGGATGCACCAGCTTGGCTCGAAGAAGGAATTATTTTGCGACATCTACTACACTTACGTCCTCGACCTGAGAATCAACTACGGCGAAGTGGACGAGCAGGGCAACCCGGTACTCGGACCCGATGGGAACCAAATTGGTAAACCGCTGGAGATGGGCCAGGCGGGCACAAGTTGGGCCTACACAGTTCCTTACGTCGGCCAGATGATTACGCGCTTCGAGGGCGGCAAGAACGTCACGCGGCCGGCCACTGAGGACGATTGCCGGGTGTATCCCTACCGGCGTCTGCTGATCTCCTGCAATGACGCTCTGATGTACGACGGGCCCGCGTTCGACTGGCACGGCATGGTGCCCCTGGTGCCGTTCTATCTGGACGAATGGGCGTGGGAGGATACAGGGTTCTCGCTCTTCCAGGGCACGGCGAACACGCAGGACGCCATCGACGACCTGATGCGCTACATCTACCGCGTGGCGATGGCAAGGGCGAATCCTGGCAAGGTGTACAACACGGACATCACGACTGGAGACAAGCAAGGCAAGCTCACGTCACGGCAAGCGGAGTCGCTGGACCCGTTCGATCCCGGCATTGGCTGGGGAGTGGATGGCGACATCAAGGAGCCGGTGTTGCGTCCTCCGTTCCCGGAGTGGTGCTACAACATTCCCGAATGGGTGATGAAGATTGTCGAGTTCCTTCAGGCGAGCATCATGCGCCAGTTGGGGCACGACCAAATCAAGTCACTCGAAAAGCTCCGCGCCAACATCTCCGACCCGGAAAAACTGCTCGACGCCGAAGGCCCAACGGTGATGGGAACTTCGCGGTCGATGGAGCGCGGCTTTCGTGACCTGGCGAGGATCTTCCTGGGATTGGTCGTTCAATACATGCCCGTGGGAGTGCTTGCGGATTATGTCGGCGTAGATGCGATTGCGCCGGCAACCTTCGATTACAAGCCATACTCGATCATCCCGTCGCATCTTGAGGGCGAGCAGACAACGGACGCGGCAGGCAACCCGGTCGAGTCGGGAGTCACGGAGTCGGAACGAGCGAAGAATTTCCTTCGCAACATCCGCGTGAGCGTGACGCCGCACTCGATGCACTACATCGCGCAGGCGCAGAAGAAGCTCAACCTGCTGGCGCTACTCGGCAAGGGTGTACCGATTGACCCTGAGACGCTGGCAAACGAGTTTGACCTGTCGAACTGGGGCAGCATTGAAGGTTCGACGATCAAGGAGAAGGTGTTGAACTGGGCCAAGGAGAAGCTTACGGACGAGGCGCAGATTGCGAAGTTGCAGCACGCGCTCGGTCTGGACCCTCCCGACCCTGGAGGTAAGCCTGGGCCTAAGCCGGGCGCTCCGGGTTCCGGTGCTCCGGCGAAAAAGCCGGGGCAAGGGAAAATCAAACAGAAAGGCACAGCCAGCGGCGGAAGGGCCGTTGTGGCTACGACGTGAAGGAGAAGGAATGAAAACGGCAACGAAAATCACGCTTAACAGAAAAACGACATTCACGCCCGACATCAAGCAGACGGACGGCGGAAGAGCCTTGCTGACAGAAGCCTTGGACCTCATCCGGAAAGAGGGCAACGTAGGCGCACTGACGGCGCAGATCGGGCCGGGAGGTTCGATTGCCAGCCTTGTGTTCGTGAAGGAAGACAGGATTCCGGCCAACTCCGGCGGCATCGTCTTCGACAACGAGGGCGAGCTTGCGGCGGGGTCTGTCACCGTCGAAGTGTAATATCGCACGAAAATAAACCGGCGACGGAGTGGTCGCGTGGGAGCATGAAATGCACTATCGCAACGGACGTGAAGCGAAGAATGGCGACAAGATCGTGAAATTGACAGGCGAAGGCAAGGTGGAGGCTTTCGGCGTACTGCACAGCGCGGTACCCGGAAACGACTACTGCAACGGGAACATCGCCATCATTCAGGCCCCAAACGACTACGCCTGCATGGTCGATTGTCTCCATGTCGATGATGTGGCCGCAATTCTCGCCGAAAAAGGGTTGGAAAAGCGACCCGCAGGGAAATAGGTAATATCGCACGGAATCACAACAATTGCAGAAATAGTCACAACTAACGCCGATTCTCCTTTACGCGGGGAATCGGCGTTGTATTGTTGCGTTTAGAAACCAAAGGACTACCGCCCCCTCGATTCCTGATGCGGCTAGCGGCTCCTCCCCAAATCCAAATCAGGAGAGAAGCACATGGCAAAGCGCAGGGGTCGTAAAAAGCTGACCGTCGTTGGCCCGCACCTGGGTCATAAGGCAATGCATCACAAGGGCCGTCGCCGCAAGGAAAGCAAGAAGAAGAGGGCCTAACTTGGGTTCATCCCCCATGCCGTCACCGCAGCAACCTCCACAGGGAGCGCCATCACCGCAGGGCGGTGGCGCTTCTCCTGTTGTGAAGCTGGCCATGCTGTCGCAGCTCATTCAAGGGCTCACGCAGCAGTTCCCACAGGGCCAGCAGGGCATTCAGATGATGCTCAAGGGGTTGCAGATGATCCAGGCCAGCGCATCGGCGGGATCGGCTCCGCAGCAAGCCCCAGCCCCACCCCGGTAGTCCTGAACGGTTTCGAGGAGAGAACACCATGACCGAACTCGAATGGCTCAAGCAGGAATCCGGGCTGACCGACGATGAGTTGAAGACCTACGAAACCATCCTCGGAGACAACAAGTTCAAGTCGATGCTCAAAAAGGTGATCGACGCCAACGCCTCACTGACCGCTGCGAAGACCAAGGCCGAAGGCGAGCTTGAGCAGTTCACTACCCGCTACAATTCCGAGTTTGTGCCCGCGCTCCGCGACGTGACGCAGCAGGCCATCGACTCCGACGCCAAACGCGCCGCCGCAGAAGCGAAGCTGGCGAAGGCGAAGGAGCTCGGAATCGTGATTGACGACACTCCCGCAGTGGACCCGAACAAGCAGGTTCGCGCCCCCGGATCTCCCGACCCGAATCTGGTCACACGCGACGATTTCGGCCAATTCCAGAACAGGCAGGCGAATACTCTGATGGCGTTGCAGGACTTGAACGCCGAGCACTTCGGCCTGTTCAACGCACCTCTAGGCGGAACGCAGGAGCTTGTCAACGAAGTCAACCGCCAGCATCTGCTCGGCAACAAGGGCTTCACGCTCAAGAATGCGTGGGAGCAGAAGTACAACGTTGCGACCAAGCGCACCGAGATTTCTGCCGCCAACCAAAAGAAGCACGACGACGAGATTCGCGCATCGGTTCTCAAGGAAGAGCGCGAGCGTGTTGGAGCGAACCCCCACATGCGCCGCGGCCAGCCGAGCCGGTACGACCGCTACAAGTCCACGGATGCGGGAAAGAGTGCGGAGAAGCCGTGGCAGTCGTCCCACAGTTCTCGTGAACGTAATACCGACTGGCGCAACCAGGCTTTGAGCAAGGTGCGCGAGGCGCAAGCAGCGTAAGTATTTTCAAGGAGAGATCCCGATGGCTTTTGGCCCGTTGTTTCCTGAGCTTTCCGCCACTACCCTCAACGAACTTGTCGACGGATATATCTACCAGAATTCATATGTAGGGACACCCTTTCAGCGGTACATGAGGGCGTCCGGCGCATACGATCCGTTCGGCGGCGGCGCGGGAATGCAGGTTCCCGACCTCTATCAGGGTGTTGGCGGTGGGGCTCTGTTCCCCGGTGAAGATATCACCATCATGGATGAGCAGGTCATCACGGCCTCGCTCTTCCAGCCGAAGGCGTATGCCAAGTACAAGCTCGTGAACGATTTCGTGATCGAGGCTCAGAACAAGGGGCCGGAAGCTCGCGTGGCGCTTCTCGAAGCCTACCTCAATCAGATGACGGAAGGTATCGACTTCCAGATTGAGGGAGACATGTTCCGCCACGGCCAAGCCTCCGGCAATGGCGTGAATGACAATCGCCTCGCATCGATCAACGGCATCTCGGAAGCCCTGAATGACGGTGTGGTTCCTTCGTGGGATGGCAACGTGTTCCCGACCTACGGCGGCCAGACGCGCAACGGGGCCATCGGAGCATCGCTGAACTCGACTCCTATCTGGCTGGGCGATCAGAACGGCAACCCCGCGCCGCCCAACTACCAGACCCTGCTCAAGACCTACCTGACGCCGATTCAGAACGGCGGCGACAAGTTGGGTGTGAGCTCCTATCTTGGGTACTCCTCGATCACCAGCGCTTTCCAGCGTCAGGAGCGGTACTTCACCCGCGACGACAAGCACATCAACTGGGAAGGCATCAAGCTCGAAAACGGCACGATCTTTTACGACGACATCGTTCCGTCGAGCGCCCCCAAGCCGTCGATTGCTTCCTTGTTCTCGTCTCCCTCCGGCACGGCTCCTTCGCCGGGAGCGATTCAGACCGGCCAGTTCACGCTGACCGCCGCGATGATCGCATCGAACCAGGGCATCTCGAATCTGCCGAATCTCGGATTCACCTCGAACTCGACCAAGAACGGGCTGGCTGGAGGCTTGAATCAGATTGTGGTGGGAGAGCCGCTTTTCTGGATCACGCCCGACAAGTGGAAGTACCGTGAGGCCGATGGCGCACCGGTGAACTACTTCTTCATGGACCCGGCGCGGTGGCCTGAGAACCCGTTCCTGTACGTGCAGTGGCTGCGGCACGTGTTGAACTTCTATCAACCCACCCCGCGCGAAGACCAGCAGTGCTACGGTATATTGGCGTAGAGCGCCGAAGGAGAATCAGTCATGGCACGTCTTACAACGCCGGGGATTTGGCTTCCCGGCCCGCTCAATACGATCAACTCTTCCAGTCCGACCGCGCAGGCCGACATCGCGGGCAACCCGTTTTACATGGGCCTCAACCCCGGCAAGCTCGTGGTGTTGAGCACCCAGGAGGCACAGAATGTTGCCGCGGCGGGCACGTTGGTGTCTGGCAGTACGCTCTACGACGGCGCGTACCAGTATGTCCAGCTTGATTCGGGAGCGACCGCCGCCTATGCGCTGGCGGGATCTCCGGCGTTCATGCTTCTCGACCAGGGGGCGACAGAAGGAACGTTGCCGGAGACGGCTTACGGTTTGCCGGTTGTTACCACGGCAGATGTGGCGAACTCTCTTGGCTTGAAATCCCTGTTCTGCGGCGTATTCATCAATCCTTCGACGGTGAATGGGGCATCGACGGCCCCCACTCCCGGAAACTGGACGATGATCTTTGCCGGCGGCGGGCGCGTGGCAGTCAATGTTGGTTCGGTGGCGAATGTCGCTGTCGGCAACTTCGTCTTCCCCGACACAAACAATGCTGGGAAGTTCGAGGGATCGGCAACCGCCAACACTGCGGCTGGGAAACAGGGCATCGGTGTAAGCGCAGGCACCAGCGGCAATCAGGCT